TGATTGAGGGTACAACGCCGGAGAATTTTCAAGTGAATGTTGGCGGTTGGAATTGCCGTCATCAACTTGTGCCGGTTGCGAAAGAAGCCGTGCCGCAAGATATACGCGCGAAATTCGATAAACAGACACAAGAGGAAATCGCAAAGCAGAAAGCCGAAGAGGAACGCAAAAAAGCAGAGGAGGCAAAGAAACAACAGATTGCCGAACTGCAAAAGCAACTTGAACCGTTCGCGAAATGGAAGGATTCACCGGTTGCCGGCATTCAATCAGCCGTTGCCGCTGGAGATATTCCGGCATTGGAAAAGTACATCGGCAATCTGCATAACATCGAATCAGCGTTGACGAAACTGACAATGCTTGTTGAACCCGAAAAGGCGATGCAGGATTTCACGTTGTCGGAACTGCAAGCGGTGAATGATGCCGTTGTGAACAAGATGCAGCAATTTGCGTCAAAGGGTATCACCGGCGAACAACTTGCAAAGAAACTGCAATTTGAAGCGCAATGGGTTCAAGATAATAAGAAATACCCGACATGGCAAATCGCGCAACAAGCGTACAACAAGCAATTGGCGGAGGTTCAAAAGGACATCGCGTTGAAAGCGTTGTTGCCGGATGTGACGAAGTTGATGTCTGTTAAAACGAAATCGCCGCAATTCAAAGCGATGTTGCAAGAATTGACGAAAGCGTATGGGGACGGTGACATTCCGAAAACGCAACAACTGATTGCAGATATGCAGACGAAAGCCGCAGCGATGCAGAAACGTCAACAGCAATACGCGGCGAAACATCTGCAAACCGATTTTGACGATGATGCCTATTCGCAGTCACGAAAAAACGGTGCAATGTGGGAAAAGGGCGCAAATGCGCAAGAAAAGACAGATGCGAAATTACGTGCAAAGATTGGCGAAACATGGCAATCTGCATCGGATGACGAAAAGGATGCCGCGTATGGTTATACAGCCGGTTCGTGCTATCTGAATGAACCGTTGCGCGGAATCAGTTATTGCGGCGGCAAAGGTGGACGCGCTAAATTCGAGAAACATGCAAATGCACTTACGGCGTTTATCGGGCGCAACAAATATGCATTCGACAAATGGGTTCAACGCGGCGGCGATGCGCGCGAAATCAATGCGCGATTCGGCATCAATTTGGAATCATACAGACCGAAAGACGCAAACGGGCATTATATCAACGGAACTGTTGACGCGCTGATTGGCAAAACGGGAATTGAACACGGCTTTTTGTCAACCGGTTCATGCAAAGGAAACGGCTTCAGCGGCAATGTTATTATGAACATATATTGCCCGCGCGGGACGCAAGGAATATACGCCGAACCATTTTCGGCATACGGAAAAGGCGGCGGGCGTGAATGGGACGGTGTTGCAGGTCAATCATTATTCGGACATGAGTTTGAAACCATATTGCAGCGCGAAACGGAGTTCCGAATCACGAAAGTTGAATACAAAAACGGCACATGGTTCATTGATATGGATGTCATATCACAAAGACCGCCGGCATTGACAGCCGAACAATTGGCACATGCATAAAAAAACGGGGTTCATCGCCCCGCTTTTTTGTATATTTCAGAATACCAATCTTTGAATGCTTGCACGTCTGTTCCATTCCAATGCATGAATCGGTTGTGCAAAAATGCCTTCAGAGAAACCGGCACGCCGTCATACGGTTCATAGTCTGAAAGACCGTACAAGTTGTAATCACGCAAAATTTCGTTCATATTTGCGTCATGCGTGCGCTGCATTTCGCACCATGCGCGTTCGTAATCCCACAATGATGCGCGTGTGTCGCTGAACGGACACGTTTTTTCGCCTTTGTAATATCGGCAATAATCAATGAATGCTGGCATAATTAGTTCGTTTATAAAATTGTTCAACAATAGTTTTCATGTCATCGGGCAAATAATCCATTGCAGCGTCATACAACGCGCGCGGAACGCCCCAATATGCTTCAGCGATTGAACCGGTTATTGCGCCCAATGTGTCCGCATCGCCGCCAATGGCGATTGCACGTCTGATTGCTGATTCGTAATCAGATGCACCGGCGAACGCCCAAAACGCAACCGGTATTGTTTCCGGCATCGTTTCGTAAAACACATTCCGGAATTGTTCAATGTCGATTTTGTTATCATACCCGAACCAACGCAATGCGTGTGAAGCGTTTTCTTGCGGCGAATACGCTTTGTTTGCGTTGATTTTGATTGCGTATGCAACACATTGCGCGCCGCGTATGCCTTCGGGGTGGTTATGCGACACTTCTGATTGCGCTTTCGCGGCGTTCATTACGTCTGACATGTTATCGTGCAACCATGCGCACGGTGAAACACGCATCGCCGCGCCGTTTCCCATTGAATCATACGGAACGGGGTTTTGTAGCCATTGCAGGAAACGCCCGCCGTAACCTCCCATCGGGTGTGTGTATCTGTTGCACCAATACAACAGCGCACCGCGAAAGTCGTTGTTGCGGTTCATTATGGCATCCGCAATGGCAACCGTGCAAATGGTGTCATCCGTAAAATCGCATTGCGGCATGAATAGTTCAAAATCAATTCTGTTTGTCCGGTTAAATTCAAACCGCGAACCGGCAATATCGCCAATAATTGCGCCAATCATAATTCATTATGTTTTTCAAAGTGTTTCACAATCTGTTCTTTTGTCATCGTGTCAAATGTCATTATGTCCAAATCACCCATTTCGCCGCATTCGTTATACGTCACAATCGTTTCAAAACCGGATGCCCAATTTGCATTGAAAAGCAATGATTCTTCATCCGTAAACCCCTTTTGACGCGCAATTGTTTGAATGCATATCGTCAAAAACGAATCGGATTCTATTTTATGCATTCTTGCCAAATCAAATGCATCTTTTGCAGTTTTATTCATATTCTGTTATGGTTAATTGTTTACAAAGCGGTTTCAGTATCTTTTGCAGCGTGGAAACGCGCACATCATGTTTGCCGTCCTCAATCATGTGCAAATGCCGGATTGACACACCGGACAATCGCGAAAGACGATACAATGACATGCCATGTTTGGCACGTTCGGACTGAATGATGTTTCCTATTTCAGAAGGGTTCATTTTGGCATACTATTGAAATTTTGTGCAAAGATAGTAAAAAATTTTTTACTATGCAAATTTTTTGCAAAAAAAATGCTAAAAATCTGCATTTTTTGAAAAATAGTCGAAAAATTACATGTTACATTCAAGAAAATTTGCAAATGTTCAAATTGAACAGTAATTTTGCAGCGGTTATCATAAATTAACATCATTATGAATCTGAAACAATTTTTGAAAGTAACGCCGAAAGGCGGCGGGCGTGCCGTTGTAGTACCGGCGGCGAACCGTGATTTTTATTTGGCGCAAGGCGCAAAAATCGAAACTCCGACAGAAGCCGAAGTGTTTGCACAATTTCCCGAATATGCAGCGCGTGCGAAACGCGATGCAGAGAGGGCGGAGGCAATCAGAAAACGCGAAGCCGGACGTGTGAATTACACAAATGCACCCGCGAACACGGATGCAAAGCGCATTGCCGATTTGCAAGCGCAAGTGAAAGAGCGTGACGAACGCATTGCCGCGCTTGAATCTGAAAACGCACAATTGCGCATGGCGGCTGGAGGTGCAAGCGATGCACCGGAAACGCACGAACCCGAAAATGCAGACCCCGCGCCGAAAGAGGAAAAGCCGAAACGCGGCGGGAAACGCAACAAGTAAAACACAATCATAAATTAACATCATTATGAAATTTGGAGAGTTTCTCAACACTATGGCAGCCAAATTAGGACTGCAAAACGACCCGCAAATGGTTTCGTTGTTATCGAACGCATCAATCGCGAACATGGAAATCGGCGATGAATTTGCCGGCAAAATGAACGCTGGTTTGATGTCGCTTGACGGCGCGAAATCGAACACCGAAGTCAAAAAGCATTTCGATGCACTTGCATTGAACGGCGTTGACGCTAAATTGTTGCCGCTTGCACAACTGTACGGCGCAACATCTGAATTTGACGCAGAGAAATCCACGTACAAGCGTGTTGATATTCTTGCAGAGAAAATCAAAGCGAAAATCGCCGAAATCGAAGCAAAGACACAGAATGCCGATGTGACAAAGGATTCGGAGGTTAAACGTCTGAATGCTGAATTGCAGAAACTGCAAAACCAACTGACAACGTTGACCGCCGACAAAGACCGCGAAATCGCCGGATTGAAGAGCGCGCACGAAAAAGCGATGCTTGGAAGTCTGATTGATTTCTCCTTGACGGGCAAACCTTACGCAAACGACAAAGTTGATGCCAAAACGAATGTCACGATTGCGCGCGCATTACTTGACAGCGCATTGGCGGCGAAAGGTGCAATCATTGTCAACGACAATGGCGTTTTGAAACTGAAGAACGCGAACGCACCCGAACTTGACTTGCTTGACGAAGGGAACAAACCCGTATCATTCGCCGGTTTTACCGACAAAGTTTTGGCGGATGCAAATTTGCTCAAAGTGAGCAAACCCGCAGCACAACAACGCACACCGTTCACGATTCCGGTTGCACAGCAAAAGCAAGAAGGCATGGAAGGTTACAATGCCGCAATGCAAGCCGCAATGCAGGAGGCGGGAATAGGCGCACAGTAATTAACAATCAAAATTTTTTGTAATTATGAAACTTACATTAACGGGTGTTGCAGCCGCGATTATGATGAACATTTCCGCAATCGCCGGACTGAATGACCCCCAATTGAAAATCACCCCCGTTGGTTTCCTCAAAATGCTGTTGGAAAACAACGCAATGACTGAAGTGAACAATCTTTCCGACATTCAAGCCGGACAGAAGCGTTCAATCGAAATCAAGTACATGCAGCGCGGAATTGAATCCGAAGTTTCGTCTGTTGACGATTGCGACACGCCAATCACCGCCGCATGGAAAACCACAAGCATTGGAAATCCGCTTTTCAGCAAAGTCGGAATTTTCATCAGCGATGAAGACATGCGCAAGTATGTGACCGCCGCAACGAACCCGCAGGCATTGGGCAATTCGGCGCAAGCAGTATCGAAAGCGTTGTATGAAACCGTATTAACGTACATCAATGCGCTGTTGCAGAAGATTGACGGCAATTTGGTTGCAGCGCAAGCGTTGAAATTCGGTGTCAATGCTGCATACGCATCCGCTGACGCGCAATCAATCGCGCTTGGTACGAAGGCGAAAATGGATGACGGTGTTGTGAAACTTGTTCTTGACGCTGAAGCAAACGAGGTTTATGACGAACTGTTGATTTGCGGCAACGGACTTGTTCGCGCATTCGATGTTTACAACAAACTGAAATCCGGAACAGATGCAAACGGATTCGGCGCGCTTGACCTTAAAGCGTATTCAGACCCGAAAACCGTTGCCGGCTGGGGTGCAAACCATTTCGGCGTATTTGCGAAGGGTACTGTTGGATTCGTTGATTGCCCGCAAAACGTTGGTATATACGCAGGTGAGCAGGGCGGTTCGTTCTTCTTCCAATTACCGATGCCGCTTCCGTTGTCTGACGGCACGATTTTGCCGCTTGCATTCGATTGCCAATTGAAATACATTGATTGTCCGGAAAAGAACGGTGACGGTGAAATCATTGCAAAGCGTGGTTGGAAACTGATTATTTCCAAAACATACGGTTTGTTCAACCTCCCGTCTGATTGCTTCAAGTCCGGCGACCCGTTATACGGTGTCAATGGTTCGTTCCATTACGTTGCAACGGCGCAGGATGAGAGCGTTGAAGTACGCAATGCAGCAGGCACAACGCTTGCAGTATCGCAAACCGCTGAAGCCGAAGTTGAAACCCCGTCAAATGACGCGCCCGCCGCTGGTGGTGAGAATGACCCCGCCAATGGTGGAGAAGGCGGCGAAGGTTAATCATTAAATTTTCGCGGCAATGGTTGATTGTCTGATTGGATTTATTGGTTTGTCTGTCAATGTGTCTGCAACAGTCCCGTCCGGATTGTATGCGGATGCATTGCCGGACATTTCAGAATCGTTTGTTGCTAAAATGGTGACAGACGAATCAGACGTGTCGAAATTGTGGGAGGAGATAGAGAAACGCGCAATTCTGAAATTCCGCACGTTTTTCATTCGCGAGGTGAACGAATTTCACAAGATTCAGAATGTCGATAAATGCGAATGCCTTATTTGTGAAAATCGCGAATTATTGGCAACGGCGTTGTGGTATCTGATTGGCGAAGAGATTATGAACACCCGCGCAACATCATCCCGTCTGAACACATATACGACACTTGACCGAAACAAGGCAAAGGAAATGCGGGAGGGTTTTCATTCTGCATTTCTGCATGAACTGCAAACCGCCGTTTCCGGCATTGACGTTCACGCATCATCTTGTTTCAGTTGCGAAAATCAACCGGCGTACAACGACATCATGGTTTTTCGTGAACCGATAATCTGACACGTATATATGTTGCGTATTGAAACGAATATGGACGTTGTTGTGAACAAAGTTGATTTGTTGATGTCATCATTGGACATTGACAAAATGACCCGTTTGCAGGCAACAACATTACTTGCGAAAATGCGCAAGCGCATACACGTTGAAGGGCGTGCATCGGACGGTTCGCCGATTGGTTCATATTCGGATGCATACTTGAAATACGTGCGCCCGAAACACGGACGCAAAGAGGGTTCAAAAGTCGTATTGTCATTGACCCGTTCAATGGAAAACGGAATGATTCTGTTTCCTATAACGAACGGCACGGCAATCGGCTATGCAACGCCGGAGTTGTTCCAACGCGCCAAATGGCAGGAGAAACGCCCCGCATACGGTTCACGGGCAATCTTTTCACCAACGCAAGAGGAATCGGCGTTGGTTGAGGAAATCGGCAAAAACTACATCCACGAACATTTTGCACAGTAATATGAATGTCGAAAGAATAAACGATACCATTGCGCAAACATCCGGACTGAATGCAGACAAAATGCGTTTGTTCGGATTGGCAGACCCGATTATCATTCGTGACAACGATAATATGAATGTGCAAATTCCGGTCGTAATAGAAGCGAACGGCGAATGCCATGATGTATTGTTGGACGATGAGTTTGACATGTCGTTGTTTCATCGGCTGAATAAAAAGTCATACACAACAATCACAACTGAAGGTTACGGAAACGCGCCGAAACGTGTGTGCGTGCATGATATGTCGCTGTTTGTGTCCGGAAAACGCACCGCAATTGATTTGTACCGGCTGGAGCAAATATGCGTTGCCGCCATTGAAAGCGCGTGCGAGGGCGTGAAAAATGCATCATCGGTTGTTGTCGAATCTGATTTCAACCGGATTCGCATTTTCACGTCTGAATGGAGCAATGTTGAATTTCCGTTGCAACCGGACATCTTTTTGTTCAAGATAAATTATAAACTGTCATGGGTACAATCCCCATGCTAAATTTTTAGTAATATGATTCGTTACAAAACATGTGCGCAAACTGTTGGCGCATTAACGCACACTTGCGACCCTTGCGACACCCCCGAAATGGGACGTGTGCGTTCGTTGGTTCTTATTAAGAAGGGCACAACTATTGAATTGCCGTTGTCAAAGACTGATTGGCAAACAGCAATCGAAGCCGGCAACATCATCATCATACCGAAAACAATCGGTTCGTTTGACGGAGGCACGCCGGTTATGGGTGACGGTTACGGCAGCGAAACTGAACGCAAATTGGCTGACGATTACGTTCTTTCGGTTCGTGACCCGAATTATGCAGACAATGAAGAGTTTTGGCAGGAGGCTGAAAAAGAGGAGTGGAACATCGGTTATTGTACCGAAACGCTTTTCCATTACGTCAACGCAACTGTTCGTCTGACTGCAAAAGCACCGGTTGAAGAAGGACTTGACACCCGCGTTGTTTGGAATGTTGAATTGAAATGGCGTTCAAAGACCAAACCGCAGGCAACCCCGATTGCACCGGTTGCAGAGTTCTTCAACTGTTTTGAGGTGGATGACACACAAGCACCGGCGAACGGTGAACAACAGTAATTAACGGCGGGTGTGTTGTGTGTAAAAAGCATGATGCGCCCGCCCCTTTTTGATTTTCGATTATGACACGTTTTCAAGGAGAGGACATCGAATTTGGTTTGCGGTTAAAGCATATCACGCAAAACGACATGCAGACGTGGAATGACGCGCGGCGTGTGGTTGCGTATTTATATACGCACACGAATCACATTGTCAAATTTTCGTCATTGTCTGCAAGTGGTTACACGCGCATGACGAAATCATCTGACACGGTATTGACCGGTGTTTTGCGTTCCGCTGACACAAAGGTCATGCAGGGCACATTGTACATGGACGTTTACATCATGCCGCGTGTGGGTGACATCGAGCAAATCCGGCGCGTTCAAACGGGAATCACGATTGAATCAACACCCATTAAACAAGAAACAACATGATTTATATTGAAGTTATATTCGGGGCAATCAATGGCAACGCGCTGGACGTTGATTCTGCATTGTCGCTGACATCTACAAACCCCGTGCAAAACAAGGTCATTGCGGCGGCACTTGACCTTCTGCAACGCAACATTGATGCGGTTGCCGGTTCAATCACGAAAGATGTTGTTGAGGTTGCAACGTATGATGATTTGGCTGAAATTGAAGAACCGCGAACCGATGTTATTTACGTGACAACGGACACGAACAAATTGTATCTGTACGATGCGGATGCAGAGGAGTTCAACGAAGTCACAAACACGAACGTTGACAATACCATTTACGTCACGGATTTGGATGCGCTGTTTGACATGAATTTGACCGCTGGCATGTATGCCGTTGCATATACGCATCGCATTCCGGCTGGTTCTGCAACAACAATGTATTCGTTATCGGTGAGTATGTCTTCGCGGCGCGGCATCGGTCGTTTGGTGCAAACGACAAACATGATATTGGCGAACGCTGGCGGGTATGCAGTCAAAGATTACAATGCTGATGACGAACCGGTTTGGGTTTGGCAAATGTATTCGCTTGACGGGCATACGCACACCGTTTCGGAAATTTCCGGATTGGCGCAAGCGATTATTGATGCAACCGTGAACAAACAAGATAAAACGGACAACGGATTCAACACATCGAGCAAAACTGTTGTCGGTGCTGTCAACGAAGTGCATGACGAGTTGAACGGACTTGTTCACGCTTTCACGATTGATTTTCAAGATACGCGCGAAATCGTGCAAATGCACACGTTTGTTGGTCAAAAACTCACACATATCAAAACATCGAATGTGTCAACGTTGCGTTTGTCAATCAATGGTTCACAACAGACTATTCAATTGACGAACGGCGAATGGACGGGTGAAATTACCGTTGCATCCGGCGCGTTGCTTGTATGGCAAATTGGGCGCACATCTGAAGGTTCAATTGCTGAAATTAGTGTACAATATCAATACAATTCATAAACTATGGCAACAAATGTGAATCATTGGCGGCAGGCACGAAACGCCGCCGGAAATCAAACGATATTTGTTGATTGGGATTTAGGTTCTGACTACAAAGGCGGTGACGGCACGCCGGAACATCCGTTCGGTACTATATCGCACGGTGTTGCGACAAAAAAAGCCGCTGGAGTTAATCCAACGGGCGCGGTTGTACGTGGACACGGAAACGAAGCGTTTGTTGGCGACCATGCATTCATAATCATCGGCGATTATTGGGGCGCGGCTGTATATGACGGCGGAGGTACATCTCAAATCATATATTGCACGATGCGCAATCTTATTTACTTGAACGGCGGCACAACTATTGATGTTGATTACGGCGTTTCGCCATACGGTAATAACATCCGCGCTGCCTTCGCTGGCTGTGGGCGTGCTTTCGTTGCGGGCTATGCGGACTCTGCGAACTATGTGTTCGGCGTGGCTTCTTCGCCTATTCTGATTGGCAATTCGAAGATGTATCGCGGTTGCATCGGCGGCATTCAAGGCACGGGGTGGAACATTTATGCGAAAATCAAATGCACACCATTCGTTGCGAATCAAAACACATGCGGCACGACATTCGGCGGCAACGGATTGAGCGCAACGGCGCGAATCGGCAATTGCGTTGTGTATGATTTGCCGTTGCAGGTTCGTGCAACCGGCAAATCGGCGCAAACGAATGCCGGTTACATGTACCGGTGGATTTTCGGCAAAGTTGATTTCATTTTGGAACACAACGATTATTTCTATCAATGTTTGTTCGCGTCCGATTGTCGCATGTTTTATGTTGACAAGACATCGGGCGTTGAATATACGAACAAACGTTTGAAACTGATTCCACGCGAAGGCACGAACGAAACTCCGTCATTCACATACGTTTCAAGTGACACGGAATTGGATTTCACCGGCACGGCAACCGGCGGTGCAATGATTGTTGAGGGTGTCGGAATAAAAAGCATATATGACGCGCTTGTTGCGTTGTATGCAGCCGGACACATCACAATCAACCCTGCAACATATTTCGATGCTGCATGTGTTTGGAGTGAACTGACATCGGAACAGATTTTCAACAATCCGGAACAATACGATTTCACAACGAAAGAGGATTCGCCGGCTGTTTTGAATCAATGGCATTATTTGGGCGCATTGCCGCCGTCATTGAACATTCCGATTTTGGGAACGGGCAACGCTGGTTCGGACGGTGTTGCCGGATGCTGGGACAATCGAAGCATTGACGGGTGTTTGAAAGTCGAAAACGGGTTGATTAAGATTGACACCGCTTCGCAAGAAACATCCGGACGTATAGTTTCAAAGGTTATCAAAACGAATCCGTATGAGGTGCAATACAATGGTTTATATGCCATGTTGACACGCCGTTTGAAAAACGGTTGGATTGCATCGAGAAACAACCCGTTCGGCGCATCGTTATACGGTGACGCGAATTTGTCTGTTACACTTGCGGAAAATACGAAATACATCGTCAAAGGTTCGCGCATAACGTTCAATGATGAGGTGTATGACGTGCATTCCACGATTGACACAACGAATGCAGAGAGTTTGACCGGACAATTTGAAACGGCTGAAGGTCATGTCATTGAGGTGCTTGACGCGAACATTCCGGATGTGTTGTATTGCCGTTGCCGTTCAATGGTATATGCGCGCGCGGAACTTGGCGAAACGCTGAAACCGCAAATCACATATTTCAATGACGGTGACGAATGCATCAAATTCCATGACCGCGTAATTGTCCCGAATGAATCGTTTATTTGTGACAACGCTGAACCGTTTTACGTATGCAACGCGCAAGGTGTTGTGAATAGTTCCGCAACGGATTATTCCATTGCAGTCATTTTCGATGACCGCGAAACAATACCGGCTGGAGAAGAGCGCATCGGCGGTGAAACAAAATGGATTCCGGCACAAAAATTCGGCGAATACTTTGCGATGAAAAACGCGGGTGCAATCACCGAATTGGAAATACCGCAAATCGGCAATGTTCCGAAATCATCCGGAAACTACATGTGCTTCACAAAGAACGGCGGCGGCACGCAAATCAATGGTTACAAATCCATTCTGAATCAAGCGTTCATGCAATTCGCGTTGTTTGTGACAATCGTATCTGAATTAGACGTTGACGTTGAAGAATAATTCTGACAGTTATGATTGACGAAAGCAAAATCATCGTATTGGGTTCGTTGTCGTTGCGTGGTTCAAAGCAATCACGCACGACAGCGACAACCAATGATGTGTTGCGCGCAATATCGTTGCGTGCATCGCGTACAAGGAAAACGAACGCCGCTTCTGATGATGTGTTGGAACATTCATCCGTTGCGGTTGCAGGCTATCAGCATTCGGGCGGTCAATGGGGCGAACCGACAGATTTGTCATACGTCACAATTCACGTCTGAATGTACGCGCGAATCCGGTGAATCCACGCTGCCTTCGCTGGCTGTGGGCGTGCTAACAATGCGAACAATGCGAACAATGCGAACAATGTGAACGGCGTGGCTTCTTCAAACATTCATACCCCAAATCAAACGCCGGATTATTGCGCCGCCTATAAAATGGCGAAACATATATTTTGAAATTTTTGTGAGTAGCAATATGCGAAAATTGAATCTAAAAGAATAGGCAATATATGAAACGGTACGGAAAGACCGAACGATTATGGGAACGTATATGCGATGACGGGAACATCGAAACCGCAATGCGTGCATCGCTGGTCAAACACAAATACCCGAATATGCGCGAAGCGGGGTATTCAAAAGCGCAAAAATACATGATTGCACATTGGGACGAAGTGAAATCTGAAGTCCGGCGAACATTGACAACTGAATCGTACCAATTAAACGGTTTGCATCCGTTCAAGGTATATGAGCCGAAAGAACGCATCATCAATTGCCCGCAACAATTTCCGGACAAAATAATCACGATATGCGTTTATCAAGTGTTGCGCGATTACTTTTATTCGAAGTTTGTGCGTAATACTTATAATTGCGTCAAAGGACGCGGCATCCACGATGCGAAACGCGCGATTGAACATATCATGCGCACGCATCCGGATTGGTATTATGTACAAACGGACATCCGGAAGTTTTACCCGTCATTGCGGCACGACATCATAAAATCCGATTTGCGCACGGTGTTCAAAGACACAAAGGTTTTGCGGCTGTTGGATGCTATTGTTGACGTATTCCATGAAGGGTTTGACGAAAACGGCAATGAAATCGGCATCGCAATCGGCATCAACCTTTCGCAACTTATGGCGATTTTGGTTAATATGCCGGTTATGCGTGAAATCAATGAGGTTTGGAAGTTTCCAACGGTCAATTTCACAGATGATGAGTTCACCGCCGTTCCGGACAAAAAGACCGCGCATGAATTTGTTGCATGGTACATCAAACGCAATGCCGAACGCGGGTTGATTGTCAAACCGAATTACCGGATTGCGCCGATGCGCGAACCCGTGCGCATGATTGGTTACGAATTTAGGTTGAACGAAAAAGGGCAACAATATACGTTGCTGGGAAAACCTATCAAACAACGGATGAAACGCCGTGCGCGTCAATTGGAACGCATGGGTGTTTCGGATGAGTATTGGAAACAACAAATGGCTTCGCATTATGGCTGGTGCAAACATGCTTGTTGCAAACACCTTATGCGCAAAACATTTGGCGAACGATACAAACTATTTGAAAAGAATATGCAGACATTCAAAGACATCAAAGAAAACGAAACCGGCGAATTTGGATTGCCGCGCAAATCGCGTGTTTCAGTCACGGAACTGTTCAATGTGTCAATCTGTTTTGATGACGCAAAAATTGTGCTGATTAAAACGAAAGACGAAAGAACCGGCGAAGAGGTAGTGAAAGAGAAAATCGCAATCAAATTCCGGTATGCAGACGGCAACGAACCAACTGATGACGTTGCATATCTGATTTCCGGTTCGGAAACGCTGAAAGACCGCGCCATTGCAGCGCAACCGCAAATGCCATTCATCGGAACAATCGTTGAAAGGAAAACGGCGCATCGCTCAACGTATTATGCAA